CACAAAGCAGTTGAAGAGTTAATTAAGGTTGCTAGAGAAGAAATAGTTGATTCAGACGAAGATATATCAGCTGATAGATTAAAGAATGCTGCGGCTACAAAAAAGCTAGCTATATTCGATGCGTTTGAAATATTAAACAGAATCCATGAAGAAGAGGCTATGTTAGAAGGTAAGCCTATAGAAGAAGAAAAGAAAAATGCTTTTAAAGGATTTGCTGAAGGAAGATCTAAATAATGTATAATCAAACATTATATAAGGTTGTAGAACCTGTAAAACTAAATACCATTAAAAGACTTAACAAATCTAAGAAGTGGGAATATGGTTATAATAAAGAAAATGATATTGTTGTAATATCAAAAACAGGTATGATTGGTGAAATACTTGAAATTCAAGGTTTTCAAATAGCTTTACCAAAAGAACCTAAAGAAGTTTATTCTTGTAGTAAAGTTAAATCAGAACAAAAGTGGAAACAATTTCCATCCAACCCTGATTTCAAAAGAATTAAAACTGTATTTGATTGGCAGGATTATCCAGATGATTTTAAAGAAAAACATTATGGATATATAGACGAAGAGTTTAGAAGAAGAGAGGAAGGTTTTTGGTTCATGAATAACGGTAAACCAACATATATAACAGGTACACACTATATGTACTTGCAGTGGAGTAAAATAGATGTTGGTGCTCCAGATTATAGAGAGGCAAATAGATTGTTCTTTATATTCTGGGAAGCTTGTAAGGCGGATAAGAGAAGTTATGGAATGTGTTACTTAAAAAATAGACGTTCTGGTTTTTCTTTTATGAGTTCAGCCGAAACAGTTCATCAAGCTACATTAGCTAGTGATAGTAGATTTGGTATATTATCTAAAACTGGTGCCGATGCAAAAAAGATGTTTACAGACAAAGTAGTACCAATTAGTTTAAATTATCCATTCTTCTTCAAACCGATACAGGACGGTATGGATCGACCTAAATCCGAACTCGCTTACAGGGTGCCAGCAAAAAAGTTTACTCGTAAAAAAATGAGGGAACGTGAAGAGCAAGATGACATAGAAGGATTAGATACAACTATAGATTGGAAAAATACAGGTGATAATAGTTACGACGGTGAAAAGTTAAATTTACTAGTTCACGATGAAAGTGGTAAATGGGAGAGACCTGATAATATAAAAAATAACTGGAGAGTAACAAAAACGTGTTTACGGTTAGGTAGCAGGATTATAGGTAAATGTATGATGGGTAGCACGAGTAACGCATTAGATAAAGGTGGGGATAATTTTAAGAACTTATATGATAATTCAGACGTCACAAAAAGAAATAGAAATGGACAAACTAAGTCGGGACTATATTCTTTGTTTATTCCTATGGAGTGGAATTACGAAGGATTCATTGATGAATTCGGACAACCTGTTTTCAATACTCCAGAAAAACAAACATTTGATCCACAAGGAATAGAAATAGATTGTGGTGTTATTGATCATTGGAATAATGAGGCTGAAGGATTAAAAGACGATCAAGATGCTTTAAATGAATTTTATCGTCAGTTTCCTAGAACAGAGGAGCACGCGTTTAGAGATGAGACTAAAAATAGTTTATTTAATTTAGTTAAAATATACGAGCAAATTGACTATAACGAGGGAAATAAAAATTCATCCGTATTAACATTAGGTAATTTTCAATGGGTGAATGGTGTTAAAGATACTCAAGTTGTTTTTAATCCAGATCCAAGTGGTAGATTTAAAATAAGTTGGGTTCCAGACGTTAAGCTACAAAATAATGTTATATTAAAAAATGGAGCAAAATATCCAGGTAACGAGCACATTGGTGCTTTTGGTTGTGACTCATATGATATATCAGGAACAGTAGATGGTAAAGGATCGAAAGGCGCGCTGCACGGACTAACTAAGTTTTCAATGGAAAATGCTCCAGCTAACACTTTCTTTTTAGAATATATAGCAAGACCGCAAACGGCTGAAATATTTTTTGAAGATATATTAATGGCATTAGTATTTTACGGCATGCCGTTATTAGCAGAAAACAACAAACCTAGACTTTTATATTATTTAAGAAGAAGAGGATATAGGAACTTTAGTATGAATAGACCAGATAAGATTTGGAATAAATTATCTGTTGCAGAAAAGGAAGTTGGTGGAATACCAAACTCAAGTGAAGACATAAAGCAAGCTCATGCTGCTGCTGTTGAAATGTACATAAATGATCACGTTGGTTTATTGGAAGATGGTACGTACGGCACAGTTTACTTTAATGAAACACTAAACGATTGGTCAAAGTTTGATATAAATAGAAGAACAAAACACGATGCAACTATTAGTTCTGGTTTAGCTATAATGGCTTGTAATAGGCACTTGTACAAACCAAATCCAAAAGTAGAAAAAAAACCACTAAACCTTCATATTGCAAAATACAGTAATAAAGGATTTCAATCAAGAATAATAAAACAATAAAATGGCATATAAAAATATATATTTTCCATCACAAGCGGTTAGCGATATTGAAAAAATGTCTCCTGAGTATGGTGAAAAAATTGCAGAAGCAATAAAGTATGAGTGGTTTGGTGGAACCAACAATAAGTTTCATGCAGATAATAAGTTTTATGGAAATGCAAACAATTTTCACCAATTAAGATTATACGCTAGAGGCGAGCAATCAATTGAAAAATACAAAAATGAATTGTCTATAAACGGTGATTTGTCTTATTTAAATTTAGATTGGAAACCAGTTCCAATTGTTCCTAAGTTTGTAGATATAGTAGTAAATGGCATGGCGCAAAGAAACTATGAGATAAACTGTTTTTCTCAAGATGCGTACGGAGTGTCGAAAAGAACAGAATACATGGAGTCTATACTTCGTGATATGCGTACTAGAGAGTTTAATGATATGGCTCAATCAACTTTTGCTATAGATTTGTATGAAAACCCACCAGAGCAACTACCTGATACAGAAGAAGAACTAGCACTTCACATGCAACTTAGCTATAAGCAAGCTGTTGAGGTAGCAGAAGAACAAGCTATAAATGTTTTAATGGAAGGTAGTAACTACGAGCTTATTAGAAAAAGATGCCTGTATGATTTAACTACTATAGGTATTGCCGCTACTAAAACTACATTTGATTTCACAGAAGGAGCTCAAGTTAAATACGTTGACCCAGCTAATCTAGTTTATTCTCACTCTGAATCTCCTTATTTTGAAGACATGTACTATGTTGGTGAGATAAAAGAAGTGCCTATAAATGAATTAGTTAAAGAATTTCCTGAACTAACTGAGGAAGATATAAAAGAAATAGTAGATAACTCTGGACAAACAATTTATAGTAGATCTAACTATAGAGCAAATACTGATAAAAATAAAATTGAAGTATTATATTTTAATTACAAAACTCATGCTAATGATGTTTATAAATTAAAAACAATGGGCAGTGGTGCTGAGAAAGTTATTAAAAAAGATGATACATTTAATCCTCCAAAAAATAAAGATGGTGAGTATAGTAAGCTAGAAAGAGTTGTTGAGGTTTTATACGAAGGTGTTTACATTATTGGCTGTAGCAAGTTGTTGAGATGGGAAATGGCTACTAACATGATGAGAAGTGAATCTGATTTTTCTAAAGTTAAAATGAATTACCAGGTTGTAGCACCTAGAATGTACAAGGGTAAAATAGAATCTTTGGTCGGTAGAATAACTGGCTTTGCAGATATGATTCAATTAACTCATTTAAAACTACAGCAAGTAATGTCAAGAATGGTGCCAGATGGTGTGTTTTTAGATGTAGATGGTTTAGCTGAAGTTGATCTTGGTAACGGCACAAACTACAATCCACAAGAAGCGTTAAACATGTTCTTTCAAACTGGTAGTGTTATAGGTAGAAGCTTTACTTCAGAAGGAGATATGAATCCTGGTAAAGTTCCTATTCAACAAATAAACAACAATGTAAATAGTAATAAAATACAAAGTTTAATTACAACTTACAACTACTATCTTCAAATGATAAGAGATGTAACGGGTTTAAATGAAGCTAGAGATGGTAGTATGCCAGATAAAAACGCTTTAGTTGGTGTTCAGAAACTAGCTGCAGCTAATTCAAATACCGCTACTAGACATATACTTCAATCAATGTTATATCTAACGGCTGAAACAGCTGAGTGCTTATCACTTAGAATATCTGATATAGTAGAATACTCTCCAACAAAAAACGCGTTTATGCAAGCTATTGGAGCACATAATGTTGCTACGCTTAATGAATTAAAGGAGTTACATCTTTATGATTTTGGAATATTTATAGAGTTGCTACCAGATGAAGAAGAAAAAATGTTATTAGAAAATAACATCCAACAAGCTTTAGCTCAACAAACATTAGACTTAGATGACGCTATTGATATTAGAAACGTTAGAAATATAAAACTAGCTAACCAACTTCTTAAGGTTAAAAGAAGAAAGAAAATGCAGAGAGATCAATTGATTCAGCAGCAAAATATTCAAGCTCAATCTGAAGCTCAACAGCAACAGACGGCAGCTCAAGCTGAAGCAGAAATAAGAAAAAGTCAAGCTGAAGCACAAATAGATGGACAACTAGAAGTTACTAAAAATGATTTGAAAATTCAATTTCTTCAGCAAGAAGTTCAATCTAAAAAAGACTTAATGATGTTAGAGTTTGATTTAAACACTAGGTTAAAAGGAATGGAAAGAGAAGTAACAGAAAAAAGAGATTCTAAAAAAGAAGATAGAAAAGATCAAAGAGTAGATAGACAAGCTGCTCACCAAAAAGAAATGATTGGTCAAAGAAAAATGGGTGATTCACTTAATAATTTTGAATCATCAGGTAATGATATACTTACAGGGGAGGCTGGTTTAGACAGGTTTGCTCCTTAATATTTAATATTTTATAAAATTTTATTATGACAGAAGAAAACAAAGAGGTACTTGAAGAAGTTACCGAAGAACAAGTAGAACAACCCGTTGAAGAGGTTGTTGAAAGTAAAATAGATGAATCTAAATTTGAAAGTGCTGGAGATGACAGCGTTATAAAGATTGATCTAAGTAAACCACCGTCAACTCAAGAAGACGAAAATGTAGAAGAAAAACCAGTTGAAGAAGAAAAAATAGAGGTAGTCGAAGAACCAGAAGCTAAAGAAGAGGTTATTGAAGAGCAACCCGTGCTTCAAGAAGTTACAGGTAGTGATAACCAGAACTTAACCGAAAAAATTGAAGAGGTAAAAGAAACTGTAGCGATAGCAAAAGAAACTGGAAAACCATTACCAGAAAATATTCAAAAGTTGATTGACTTTATGGAAGAAACTGGCGGTGATATACAAGACTACGCCAATTTAAATAGAGACGTATCAAAAATGGACGACTCTGAAGTATTAGATGAATACTATAGAGCAACAAAACCTCATTTATCACCAGAAGAAAGATCTTTTTTACTAGAAGATACTTTTGGTATAGACGAAGATATAGATGATGAGAAAATAATACGTAAAAAGAAAATAGCCCTTAAAGAGCAAGTTGCCGAGGCTAGAAGCCACTTAGACGGGCAAAAGTCTAAATACTATAAAGATATTAAAGCTGGGTCAAAGTTGACCAAAGAACAACAAGAAGCTATTGATTTCTTTAATAGGTACAATGAAGATTCTGAAAAAAATAAAGAAGTTGCTGAGTCTTTTAAATTAAAAACTGAAAATATCTTTAATGAAAATTTCAAAGGTTTTGATTATAGAGTTGGAGATAAGAAATTTAGGTTTAATATAAAAGACATTAATAAAGTAAAAGAAACACAAAGCGACATAACTAACTTTATTAATAAATTTGCTAATAAAGACAAGTCTGAAATAGAGGATGTTGGTGGTTACCACAAATCTTTATTTACAGCTATGAATGCTGACGCTATTGCTAATCATTTTTATGAGCAAGGAAAAGCTGATGCTACAAAAGATAGAGTTATTAGAGATAAAAATATTAGTACAAGTCCACGTCAAACTCACGGAGAGGTTAATGTTGGAGGAGTTAGTTATAAAGTTTTAGGTGATTCTGCTTCTGATATAAAAAACAGATCTTTTAAGATTAGAAAAAAGAATTAACAATTTAAAAAAAATATATTATGGCAATTACTCCAGGAGGTAGTTTGAATAGTGTTCCTTCTTCACAGAAGCAAACGTTATCTTCAAATTACGTCGATTTTACGAGCTCAGACACAGAAGGTTGGGCTCAACAATACCTGCCTGACTTAATGGAAAAAGAAGCTGAAGTTTTCGGACCGAGAAC